TCTGCAAGATATGATGGTGGTAGGGCAATACTCTTCAGCATCTTTCTTTGCCGAAGATATATTTTTCTGCTTACGCATGATCAAATATAATGCTGGTAATTTAGCACCATTAAATATAGCTAAAAAATTCAGTGCCGAATCTAGATTTGAATTAGACACATTAGGATATCATAGAATAGAAGCTTATCTTACAGAAGAAGAACAACAGCAAATTAAACAACAATACAAAAACTAATTTACTTGCTTTTTGTCTATATTTATATTAGACATTATTATTAAACATAAAATCAAATTATAAACCGTTTATGCAAAACACAACGTTACAACTAGGACAAATTTTACAATTAGAAGCCGAAGTAAATGGAGTAGTAAACACCCAAACTGGCGAAGTTGTTTCTAAAGGCCTCCTGAAGGAAGTCCTCAAATTCAAAACCAAATACTGGCTAATGCAATTGTCCGATGATTTGGTAGAAGAAAAAAAGAAAATCGAAGCCGTTCGAGACCAACTGGTTAAAGAATTAGGCGAAGAAGATGAAACCGGAGCAATTTCTTTACCCGTGTTTATCAATGAAGTACAGGATGAAGAAGGTAAACTAGTTTCTAGAGAAGTTAACCCAAAGTTCCTTGACTTCCAAGAAAAATTCAACGAGCTATTGGCCGAAACTAAAGAACTTTCTCACGGTAAATTTTTCTTAGAAGATTTCGAATCTGTAGAATCTGCTGAAGTATATCCTGTATTTTTCAAGCTAATTTCTGCTGAATAACATGGAAAAAATCCAATTAGCTCCCGAGGAGCTATCTAAGTTGCAAGATTTAAACAATAAAGTAGCAGATATTGTAGCATCTCTAGGTCAAATAGAAATACAAACATCTCTTCTGCAAGAAAACAAAAAATCTCTATTGGCTAGTTTTTCCCAAATCCAACAGGATCAAGATCAACTAGCCCAAGAGCTTACCCAAAAATATGGGGATGGTACAATAGACATGACTTCCGGAGAATTCACTAAGGCAGGATAGTTTTTTGAAAGGGTTTCTCATATTTATAACAAAACAATATAAAATAACTTAATAAAATGGCAGAAACTCTATTATCTCCCGGTGTATTAGCAAGAGAGAACGATCAATCTTTTATACAAGGTCAGCCACTTGAAAGAGGAGCAGCTTTAATTGGACCTGCAGTAAAAGGACCAGTTGAAATACCAACATTAGTAGGTTCATTTAGTGAATTTACTGCTATTTTTGGTGGAGCTGTTGAAAGTGGATCTAACGTATATTCTTACCTTACCTCAATTGCTGCAAGCAACTATTTCCAAAACGGTGGTACTTCTTTATTAGTAACTAGAGTAGTCTCTGGTTCTTTTTCTCCTGCAACTAGCTCATTAATTTCAACAGGATCAGGTGGTCCTACTACTGGTTTATCCCCATTTGTACTTGAAACAATTTCTGAAGGTACAATTATGAACAACACCGGAACTGAAATTTCTGGTGCATTATCTTTAGGTACATCCGATAACGTTAGATGGGAAATTCCAACTGTTAACACTGCTTCTGGAACATTTAGCTTGTTAATCCGAAGAGGAGATGACAATAACGTACAAAAGACAGTACTAGAATCCTACAACAACTTATCATTAGATCCATACGCTTCTAATTACATTTCTAAAGTAATAGGTGATGTAAGCTTTACATTACAAACAACTGATGGATACTATATTCAACAAACTGGTTCTTACCCTAATGCTTCTAAGTATGTAAGAGTAAAACAAGTAAATTACAATACTCCAAAATACTTTGACAATAACGGAACAGCAAAAGATATCTATACTGGATCTTTACCTGCTATTGGTTCTGGCTCATTTGGCAGTGCAGTTGGATCTAACATTCCCGTAGGTAAAGCTGCTTCTTTCTATCAAAATATTGGAACTGACAATCAAGGATTAACAGGATCAGATTATAACAATGCAATTGCTTTATTAGCAAATGTTGATGAATACAAATACAATGTAATTTCAGCTCCGGGTTTAACTCAACAATATCAAGCTTCTCAAGTAAATAATATTGTAAACAATACAATTGCAAGAGGTGATGCTATCGCAATCATAGACTTAAGAGGATATGGAGCTCAAGTAGGAAACGTAATAAACCAAGCTGCAGCTTTCGATTCTAGCTACGCTGCTACATACTGGCCTTGGTTGCAAACTATTGATCCTAACACAGGTGAGGCAGTTTGGGTACCAGCTTCAACAATGTTACCAGGTGTATATGCCTTTACAGATGCTTCAAGCGATCCATGGTTCGCACCAGCAGGTATTACTAGAGGTGGATTAGGTCAAGTAATTAGAGCTGAAAGAAAATTAACAGCCTCTAACAGAGATGAACTATATGAAGCAAATGTTAACCCAATTGCCACATTCCCTGGAAATGGAGTAGTAGTATTTGGCCAGAAAACACTTCAGAAACGTGCCTCTGCTCTTGACAGAATAAATGTAAGAAGATTGTTAATTGCCCTTAAGAGCTATATCGGTCAAGTAGCAGAAGGATTGGTATTCGAACAAAATACAGCCGCTACTAGAAACAACTTCTTGAGCCAAGTAAACCCATACTTAGAATCTGTACAACAAAGACAAGGTTTGTATGCATTTAAAGTAGTAATGGATGAAACTAACAACACAGCAGATGTGGTAGATAGAAACGAGCTAGTAGGTCAAATATTCTTACAACCAACTCGTACTGCTGAATTCATTGTGTTGGATTTCAACGTGTTGCCAACTGGTGCAGTTTTCCCTGCATAAGAAGTTAAAATTAGATATTTATAATAAAATAAAGCATATATAAAATGGCAGTATTAGATCCAAACGAAATATTCTTCACAGCTTTTGAACCAAAGCAGGCGAATAGATTTATAATGTATATAGATGGTGTTCCCTCCTATACCGTAAAAGGTATGGGAGCGGTAACATTAACCCAAGGAACAGTAAAACTTAACCACATTAACGTAGAACGTTATGTTAAAGGTAAATCTACTTGGGGGCAAATCCAATTTACCCTATTTGATCCAATCACTCCTTCCGGTGCACAAGCGGTAATGGAATGGGTTAGATTGCACCACGAATCCGTAACTGGTAGAGATGGATATTCCGATTTCTACAAGAAAGACTTAACATTCAACGTACTAGGCCCAGTAGGTGATGTAGTATCTGAGTGGATTATCAAGGGTGCTTTAATTACTGAAGCTAACTTTGGTGAATATAGTTGGGATAGTGAAAGTACAGCTGTTAACTTAACAATGACTGTTCAACCAGATTACTGTGTATTGAACTTCTAATTAAATTTTTTACATAAATTTTTTAACCTACCTCTATTTAGGGGTAGGTTTTTTTATATATTAAAAAAAATAGTTTGGATTTGTAAAAATCCTTTATTATCTTCATATTTATCATCGAACAAAAGTTATATTTAAAACAAGTATATGTCTGAATTTAAATTACCTACCGAAACAATCGAATTACCCTCCAAAGGCTTATTATATCCTTCCGACAGTCCACTTGCTAGTGGTACTATTGAAATGAAATACATGACCGCTAAAGAAGAGGATATCTTAACCAACCAATCCTACATTCAAAACGGAACAGTATTGGACAAATTGCTCCAATCCCTAATTGTTACCAAAATTAGCTACGATGATTTGCTAATTGGAGACAAAAATGCAATCATGATTGCGGCCCGCATCTTAGGATATGGTAAAGATTATAAATTTATATATCGTGGGGAAGAAGAAACAGTTGATTTAACTCAAATAGAAAACGCTCCATTACATGAGGAGGTACAAAAAGCTAAATCTAACGAATTCGCATTCACACTCCCAGGTTCAGGTAACGTAGTTACATTTAAATTATTAACTCATGGTGATGAGAAAAAAATAGATCAAGAATTAAAAGGTTTAAGCAAAATAAATAAAAACAATTCCTCTACCATCACCACTAGATTAAAACATCAAATTCTTTCTATTAACGGAGAAACAGAAAAACCCAAAATTCGAGAATTTGTAGATAATTATCTCCTAGCTCAAGATTCAAGAGCATTAAGAGAAAGAATAAAAGAATTAAGTCCGGATGTAGATTTAACTTTTTTTCCCGAAAATGGGAACAACCGAGTCGACATTCCAATTGGACTTAACTTTTTTTGGCCTGACCTCTAAAACAGCCCCCGAATTTCGATTAACAGTATTTAAACAGATTCATGAAATTGTATTCCACGGACAAGGTGGATACGATTGGAATACTGTTTATAATATGCCGTTATGGCTCCGTAAATACACGTTTAATGAAATTCGTACGTACTATGAACAGCAAAACGAGACTGCCAAAAAACAACAGTCATCTAACGCTAAAAGCTTAGTTAGTCCTGATGGTACGGTAAATACCCCTGAATTTATGAAAGCATCTAAAGAATTTAAAGGTAAAACAAACTATAAATAATCATATTTATAACATATACCTTAATAATATATGGCTAGTCAAGAAGAATTAAATAATCAAAAACAATATAACACTTCTTTAGATGAATCTTTAAAAAAGACACAAAATCTTAAAGAAACTTTAAGTGATATTTTATTTGAACAAAGAAGTTTTACGGACGAAGCCCGAAACTTAGCGAAATCTTTATTTGAAAGTAGTGCCCAAGCAACAGCCACAGCTCGTGCTTTTAGAGGCATATCAAGTATAACTCGAGAAATTAATAGTCAAATTGAAGATGTAATTTCAGGAGAAAAAGAATATGAAGATATTATTAAATCTATAAATAAATTAAAAAAAGAAGAAAGTTTACTTAATGTAGAATTAGAACAAACTTTAGCTAAAGCAGGGTATACACAAGAAGAAATAAGTAAAGTACTTAGTGGTCAAGTTGGAATATTAGATTTAGTATATGAATCTAACAAAATGATTTCAAATGAAGCTTTTGATCTTCTTGAATTATATGATAAACAAAAACAAGCTATAAAAGATCAAAATAAAGAATTAGAGGAAGTTGAAAGAAGAGCTAAAAATATACAAGGAGGGACAGGAATAACTGGAAAAATTTTTGGGGGTATTGAAGATATATCTAATAAATTGGGGGGATCTAAATTTACTAAAGCTTTAGGATTAGATGAAGCCGTAACTGAAGGGAGAAAACTATCCTCAGTATTAACTAAAGGAGGAAATATACAAGCAGGTAGTTTAGCTAAAACCCAAATAATGGGAAAAATGTTTGAAGTTGTGGGGAAAAATATTACTAAAGCTTTTGGTCCCCTAACTTTAATCATGGAGCTGGTTGAAGGTATTATGCAAGCAGATAAAGAAACTACTGAATTGCAAAAATCTATGGCTTTATCTAAAGATGAAGCTTCAGGATTTAGAATGAATATGGCTTCAGCAGCTGCTTCTAGTAACAATTTAAATGTAACTACTGCTAAATTATTAAAGACATTTGGTGATTTAAATAAACAATTTGGTTTTATAACTAATTTTTCTAATGATACTTTAGTTACAATGACTAAATTAACTGAAGTAGTAGGAGTTAGTTCTACATCCGCAGGAAATTTAGCTGCTGCTTCTGAAATTACCGGAACAAGCTTTGAATCTAACTATAAAGATGTATTAGCTACTAGCTATCAACTCCAAATGCAATCTGGAGTTCAAATGGATTTAAGAGATATTTTAGAACAAACTGGTAAAGTAACAGGTACTGTTAGAGCTAATTTAGGTGCTAATCCTTCATTAATAGCTAAAGCAGTTACACAAGCTAAATTATTTGGCGCTTCATTAGATGATGTAGCAAAAGCTGGTAAATCTTTACTTGACTTTGAATCCTCTATTACTGCTGAACTAGAAGCAGAATTATTATTAGGTAAAGATATAAATCTTGAAAAAGCAAGAGCAGCAGCTTTAGCAGGTGATCAAGTTACATTAGCACAAGAATTACAAAAAGAAGCTGGCAATTTCTCCGATTTTACCAAAATGAACGTCATTCAACAAGAAGCATTAGCTAAAGCTATGGGAATGACCTCAGACCAATTAGCTGATATTTTATTCCAACAAGAAGTACAAGGTAAATCTGCTAAAGAATTACGAGCATTAGGTAAAGATGAATTAGCAGATAGATTAGAAGCTCAAACTTTAGCGGATAAATTTAATGCTACTATGGAAAAACTTAAAGGAATATTTGCGGATGTAGGTACTGCTTTTATGCCTCTTCTTCAACTTTTAGGTGATCTTCTTAACATAGTTAATTTAATATTGGCTCCTGTTACAGATTTAGCACAATTAATAGTAGGAACTGGTAGATTCTTAGGAGGAAATGCAAATGCTTTTAGTGAAATTAATTTTGCTACTCCTAAAGCCTATGGAATAGCTGATGATATGGCAATCCCTGCAGGTTATGGTGATACTATAATTAAAAAAGGTAAAGATACTATAGCATTAAATAATAACGATACAGTTGTAGCAGGTACAAATCTAGGAGGTGGAAACCAAGAAACAAAACGTACTAATCAATTACTTGAAAGATTAATAAACCAACCTGCAGTATTTAAGATTGGAACCGATGAATTCTTTACTTCTACATCAAAATATAGCTATCAAATCCAATAATATTTAATATTTATAATAAATTAAACCCCACATACAATGGCATTATTAGATAAATTACAAAAAGATGGTACAGTATTAACTCCTTTAAGAGGTACTAGACCAACCGCCACTCTAGTAAAAGATGTAATCCAGGTAAATGATACTTTTTCTAAAGGGCAATACCAAAATTATATTGTTGACACTCCTAGAGCTCAGGATCTTACAGGTAATAAGTAACATTAAATGGCCGCGTTAATAAGCCAAAATACAAACCTAAAATCTTTACGGTACGGAAAGGATAGACCTGGAGGTGGAAATAGTAATCAACCCTATATCCAAACCACTATTCAGGGTAATACTATCATTGCCTCCGGTATAGGATTACTAGGAAAAGGCACAGGAGGAACAGATTTCCTTTTACGTGGTGGAACGTTAACCCCTTCTAGAGCTGTTAAAGATGTATCTAGGTTAACTAAAATGTTTTTTGATCTTAAATCCCCAAACGGGGTACTTTTTACTGCTAAGCAAAACCTATTATCTAGAACAGGTGTAAAAACACAAGCTAGCGGAATCTTAAATGAAGGTGCTTATTTGCCTACTTCCACTATTTTACAAGTAGCTGGTAATGCTTTTGGTATTCATTTAAACAAACAAGGACTAAACCCCTTTAGAAATACTTCTCCAGATAACGGTACAGGTAGTCTATTTGGGTTAAGAGATCCTTTAGGATTAAATGTATATGCCCAAGTAGTTAAATCAAATCAAGAAAAAAAAGACAACAGATTAGTTCAATTAGCAAACAAAAAATTATTTGTATCCCCTAATCCTGCTAGTTCTACTTTTAATACTTCTACTTTTTTTGGCCAGATTTTTCAATCTCTCTCCAATGCTATATCTATTTCTCCTTTAATTTCCCCAGAGAGTGGTGAAATTTTAAAGTACGGTGGTGGGCCTGGTTCTACTGTAGGTATAGGTAAAACTATTATAAAAAGATCTAGTTATACAAATGAAGGTTTAGATTTTACTAAAAATCCAACTTTTAAAGGTAGATATTATATTTTAAATTCTGCCCAAATTAGTAATATACCTACTTCTAAAGACAATACCCAAATATCAGACTTTAGAAAAGATCTATTAACAGATCAAGCTACAGGCTTTAAGAAAAATATACTATCTAAATCCCCAGATTATTCAAATTATCTTAACACAATTGAAGGAAGATACAAATTAGGGGATCCTGGTAAAAGAAATAAAAACACAACTAGTTATGTTACAGGTTTAACAGGACAAGATGGTCAACCTTTAGGGGCTTTAGATAAAGTTACTGCTTATCCTTTATACCAATCTGAAAATCCTGTATTAGATCTAAATGAGGTTAATGATTTAGTTAAGTTTAGAATAGGAATAATAAATAATCAAATCCCATCTGAAAAAGTTTATATTCATTTCCGTGCATTTTTAGATTCAATGGATGATCAATATGCCGCAGAATGGAATCCTTTTAAATACATGGGTAGAGGTGAAAATTTTTACAGATATAATGGATTTACACGTACTATAAATTTAAGTTGGACAATAGCAGCCCAATCTAAAGAAGAATTGATACCAATGTATCAGAAATTAAACTTTTTAGCTTCATCTCTAGCCCCAGATTTCTCTGATTATGGTTATATGAGAGGTAATTTAGCTACTTTAACTGTAGGAGGTTATTTATATGAACAACCTGGTATAATCACTAGTATAAACTACTCAGTTCCACAAGAATCACCATGGGAAATTGCTATAGGTGAAACTGGTGGTCAAGGAGGAGAGGATTTAGATCCATCTGTTAAAGAACTTCCTCATATAATTAAAGTAACAGGATTTCAATTTATTCCAATTCATGAATTTGTCCCTGGTAAACAGAAAAATACTTATGGGGAAAATAATAAAATTAGAGAATTTGGTCCTCAGAGATATATAGCTCTTTCAAACTCAACAGGTAATAATTATGATGGGGGTGAACGTCGTGCAATTGTTGAAGTTGGTAGAACTGAACAACTACCAGGAACATTATTAAATATCCAACAGGATTCAAATGCTATCCCTATAGATTTTTAGATTAATCATTATATATAAACCATGAATCGCTATAAAGACATACCAGTTTTTAAAAGTACAACTGGAAAAAGATATTATGGTACTACCAAGTATCCTCTAATTCCTTTGGATTTTAATGACATTTATGTAAATTCAACTATAGGTGATAGATTTGATTTATTGGCACTTCAATATTATGGTGATTCCACTTTATGGTGGATAATTTCTACCGCTAATTATAATTTAACACAAGGTTCATATTACATACCTGAAGGATACCAAATTAGAATACCTGCTAATATTAGTAGGATTATAACTCAATACAATGCATTAAATTCAATTTAAAGTTATGGAAGGTAGTATAATAGGAGAAAAAATTGAAGGGTGGGTAGAAGACCAAATTAACATAAGACAATTTAACCAAGCTGGGGGTTATGGTAATCTTCGTACCCCTGAACAGCTACAATATCTTAATAATAGAAATGCTTGGGTAAAATTAGCTTCTTCAGTTCAAGTATCATCAAATACTGCGGGATTAAAAAAACTTACAAATGCAAAACTAGACCCAAACAATTTTTTAGGTACAAAACTTGCTGAAAAAGCAATATTATTCAATACTTTATCATCTTATTCTGGTACTTCTTCCCCACTTAATTCTAAACGTGCGGGTATTTCGGATGAAATTACAGTTGATGTTTATGGTAACATAACTTCTACTTTATGGAATGATTCTTTTGCATATGGAATCGGAGGAAGTGATTTTGGTTTACAACCCCCACCAGGTATTATAGGGGTTCAAGTTGATTCTTTAAATAGAGGTTCTATTCGAAAAGCTAATGTAACCCTTAAAGCTCATAATAGATTTCAATTTGATATCATTGAATTACTTTATCTAAGATTAGGTTATACAATGATATTAGAATGGGGATGGGATAAATATTTAGATTTTGCTAGTAATACTAGTGATGAAGTTGTTTTAAATGATGTGCGTAATACTATAATTGAAGATTTATGGTTTAATAGTAATGGAACTTCCCAAATTGGCATGGTTAACGAAATTGAAAAATATCGAATACAATATGCTGGTAATTATGACGGATTTTTTGGTAAAGTATCTAATTTTACATGGAATTTTAATAATGACGGCTCATATGATATTTCAATTGATTTAATCACTATTGGGGATGTTATTGAATCTTTAAAAGTAAATACTTCTTCTAAAATTATGGGGTTACCTACAGGAACTGCACCACCCCCTAGTGGATCTTTACCACCCGAAGAAGCTAATGATATTACCAAAGCATCTTATTTAAATACTATAGGTTTTTTTCTTTATAATAAAGCATACGAAGTTTCAGAAAATTTTAGTTCAAATAATCTTGCTAGTAGGGCTACTACTCGAGGTAGTATTATCAATGATGGAAAAAATAATTATTATATAATTAATCCCTCTAAAACTAGACCCAATGTTAACACCACTGCTAAGGGTAATCAAGCAAATCAATTTTATATAAGACTTAAAGAATTTTTTGCTCAATTAGAAAAATTAATAATCCCCCAAATTGATGGTAATATTCAGATCCAATTTGAATTAGAAAAATGTTATATATCTCATTTTCCCAATCAAATATCTTTTGATCCTAAAGTTTGTATTTTCAAATTTCCATTAAATTATGGTGATATCCCAACTACAGATGTTGGAACATATGAAGGAGTTCTTAATCCTGCTTTGACCGGACCTGGAAATTATTTGCAATACTTAGCAGATTATCTTGTTACTGATGGAAGCAGTACCTATGGTGATTTAATGAATATATATGTAAATTTTGAATACATTTCAGGATTGCTATTAGCAAATGGAGGGCCAGATCAACAGTTATCTTTATTTAAATTTTTACAAGATTTATGTAATGGTATAAACAGTGCTTTAGGGGGGGTTAATCAATTAGAACCTATCTTAAAAAATGATTATGTAATTACTATAATAGATCAAACATTTTCTTCTACTTCCGAAAATGCAGTTGAATTAGAAGTGTATGGTTACAATCCTAATAACGAAACTTCTAATTTTGTAAAAGATGTAAAGTTTGTATCCAAAATCACTCCCCAATTAGCTACCCAAATTACTATTGGAGCTACAGCTGCTGGTAGTTCAACTTCTCAAATAGATGGGACAGCATTTTCAAAATGGAGTGCGGGATTAATAGATAGATTTTCTCAAAACATATCAGACCCTGAAGGTCTTAGTTCTTTACAAGTCCAACAAGAAGAACTTCAGAATCAAGCAACTAGAGATAAATATTATAAGATATGGTTAGGATTTGATACGGTTGGTAATGTTACTCAAGCCCGAATAAATAATAGGGTAGGGGCATTTTTTAGAGGGGTTGCAACTGGAAATATTGGAACAGGAATATTAAATGCATTTGGTGCGGGAGCTAATGCAGTTAGTCAACAACTAGATAAAATTGAGAAAAGAAAAATTAAAGCTCCTTATCAAAAATTTCTTAATCAAAATATGACTTTTGATGAATTTTTTCCTAAAGCTTTAGCTTACGATACATGGTTAACAGAAAATAAAGTTTACAATGAAGAGGATTTACAAGCTTTGGTAAGTGAAAATTATGTTTTATACTTAATAAATGCTTTTGGAGGAACAACAACAGAATTTAAAGTCCCTTATCCCAACAACTATCTTAAAGCAACCCTTACCTCAAATTACAAAATCAGCTCCGATAATTCTAGGTATTTAGAATTTAATGATTCTTTTATTTCCCAAGGAAAAGCAGTATATCAAAATTATTTAAATAACCTTGATTCAGGACGATACAAAACAACTTCAATCCCCTCTAATAAAGCTGGTTTTATTCCTTTATCTTTTGAATTAGTACTAGATGGAATATCAGGTATAAAAATATATAATCAATTAAGGGTTAATACTAAATTTTTACCATCTAATTATCCTGAAGCACTAAGATTTATTATAACTAAAGTAAATCACCAAATATCAAATAATGGTTGGGAAACTTCAATATCTACTATTTCCATTCCTGAAACTAATCCTTATAAATATGGTGAATTTACTACCCCACAAAAATTAAACACCCAAAATACTGGTGGTGGGGGTGGAGGAAACTCATCTCTTCCACCAGTTGTAGATGGGGTAACTCGAGTTTCTTTAACTACTAGTATACCTTTAGATAACCCTAGCCTTGATCCAGCATATAAAAATAAAGTAATATACGTTCCTCAAGAAACTAAAAAAACTCAAATATATCTTCACCATACTGCAGGTGCTGGAACAGCAAGTAGCACAATTGGATGGTGGAGAAATCCGGCATTTAATTACCCAATTGCTACCCATTATATTATTGAAAGTGATGGAAGAACTGAATATGTATTTGATGAAAAGTACTGGTCTTACAATACAGGTATGGGCGGGACATTTGATAAAAATAATATTTCTGTAGAAATAATATCATATGGTACTTTAAAACTAAAAGATGGTAAATACTATGCTTGGCCTAATAAATACAGCAGCACAACAGTCCCTGCAGATCAAGTTACCCAACCCGTTGATAAAGATGGTAAACCCACTACATATAAAGGTTTTAAATATTTCCAAAAGTATACTGATGGGCAAATAAAAGCTCTAGAAGCATTATTTATACAATGGAAACAAAAATATCCCTT